CCCTGGTCTTTTCTTATGAATATAAATTGTTGTGTAGTTGAGATTTAGTCGAAATTAAGTCGAAATTAAGTCGAGTATAGTCAACATCTTTATGAATAAACTCATAATAAAACTTAAATTAGACTTTTTTCAAGTATCTTTTAGCAACCCAACCGCTTGGAATCTTTGCCCAATCTCCATTAAATTCAGACACAGTAACACGAGTGCCATAATTTAGACAGCCATCCTTATCGTAATCGTGGGCTTTAGCATTCTTAGTTAATTCCTCATATGTCTTTCTTCTACAGTTAGCTCCTGGTCCTGTTCTGACACTTAAATCACTTGCAGTAATCATATAAGTGCTTAGAGCATTAGATGTGTTTGTCTGTGGCTTAGGTGTAGGAGTTTCAACGTATTCATTAACACTCTTATTTAAGATACCCTCTACAATTGCCTTTGCGCACTTGTCAGCGTTCCATTTCACTTTATCAATAGCGTTGTCAACAAAGCAGCACTCAACAAGTAGTGCTGGAGAATTAGTCTTTCTCAACACATATAACTTAGTAGATGTTTTAACACCTCTGTTTCTAATGCCTAGAGTGTTAGAAATATTCTTGACGATTCTTTCAGCTTCATCTTTGGCTTTTGAGTTGTCGCTATAGACATATACCTCTGTACCTGTTCCGCCTCCAGCGTTGAGATGAATAGAGACATCTAAGTCAACCTTATGATCATTACACTTATTTACAATTGCTTTTAAGTTAGAATTCTGGTCTTTTCCATTATCATCAGTACAGTCATATACTGTATGCCCGTTTGCTCTTAACAACTCAATGACTTTATTTTTAACTTTTCTGTCTTCATTGACTTCGTCTAATAAACCACTTGCTCCACGACATTTTAAGCTATGTCCACCATGTACGTTAAAATTCATATTTTATACCTTCTTTCTTATTATAATTCAATTCCTTCGATTTCCGCTCTAATCTTTAGAGTGCGAATATAATTTCCTAAATGCTTTTTCTGCTCTTTTAATAGATCAAGTGAGCATCTAGGAATGAATGTCAAGGTACGTGCCTCATACTTGACAGTCATATCATCTAACTTGTCATATCTGATTTTGGCTTGATAGTATTCCGCTTTGAATCTGTCCTTATAATCAGAACTGTTCATAAGTTCTACAGTGTCTTGTAATTCCATAATTATTCTCCTTTGTTAATTGCGTTTTCGGCTACTTCTAGTCCTTTAGTTAGTACGGATGGTACATTGTCTCCGGCTTCCACGAAGTTCTCAATGATGCTTCTTAATTCATTGATAATGAGTGATGCTAGCGTAAACCACCCAACATAAGTAGTAATTGTTAAATCGACATTGATTGTCTGACCGATTTCGATGAAGATTGCTGATGCAAGGAATGCTACTAGCACCATTAGCCAGTAACCTAACTTTTTCCATACACCACGCACTCCTTTTGCTGAATTTTCTTTGCCTGTTAATCTAGACTTTCTAATTCCTGTGATGTAGTCAATGATGTTTAATGTCAAAAAGCCTACAAATAAAAACCAATGTGTGCCTAATGCAGCAGTCAATACTGCTACAATAGTGCCTCCGATTGCGTTAATCGCATCCATGTATTTTAATGATGTATCATATAATTTCATATTTTCTTCTCCTTTTTAAGCATATGAGTAAATAAATGTGCCACAAATGTAAGCGTCGTTTACATTATTCTTTAACGAAGTCAAAGTAAAATTGCCTGCCGTTATATCGTTAGTTTTAGGATAAAATCTGATTACTAACCCAGCTTCTGCAACAGAGTTTGGTACAGGAATGAAAATATTGCCTTTTGGTTTCTTATCAGCAGGAAATCCTGTCCACATGTATCCCGACGTATTCCCTCCAATTGGAGCATTTACTACACCATTCCAGTTCAGTTCGCAGAGTTTCAATCCGTCGTTATATCGGTATTTCAGTGTGATACCACATGCATTAGTTCCACAAGAGATCCAATCAGACCAGCCAATATACTTATGCTGTATTTTTCCATCCTTAAGAACAAGAATCCATGTATCAATCTGATTTTCAGTGTCAAAATCGAATGCATAGCCGTTGTATGACTGCGCTTCAAAAGGCATATCCACCTTTAACTTACCACTCTCTGCTTTGCATCCAACTCCAATCCCTCTGCCATCTGCGGAAAAATCAAGCAGTTTGAACGAAGGAGCGATAGCAGCATAAGATGCAACACCATCTGTAGTGAAGTAATCCTTCACAAGCACTCTGAACGAGTAGGCATTGTCTGTATTGAACTTGCCAGCAGATGATATATATACCTTGTTTTCTGCATTGTATGAATCTGTATAAGTTGCAAGAGTAGTCCACGTTTCACCGTTTTTGTACTGGATCATGACAGTCTTATCATTCTTATTGTTAACAGGTGCGATTGAAAATGAATAAGTAATCTTCACTGCTGTGCCGTCATCGTCTGCTTTGTTAGTCGATACATTCCAACGCTGTGCGCTGACATTCTTAACAGCCGGTGACCACCACTGTGTGACACTGATATTCTTTGAGAGTGTAGCCTTCTGTCCTCTTGAATCCGTAACTGTCGATTTTAAAACAACGGTACCAGAGGATTTGAGTGGCTGTGTCGTAAAGAAACTGTTTGGACCAGGTATACTCTGTCCGTCAATTTCATTTTGGTAGTACGTGATTGTAGCACCATTCTTTGTTGAGGTAGATACATTGCATTTGACTTTCGAAACACCCTGTATAATTGTTGATGCTCCGAATCTTTTTGCGATTGCAGCATCTTCGTTTGTGTATGTGATTCCTGTGACACTAGGCTCATAGCCCGATGGTAGTACTAAATCCAATCGGCAGTAGTTAGTACCGATGTACTTTCCGGCACGATTATATGTATCTACCTTGAATGTCATATATGAATATGACGTGTTAGTCATCTTGTTGATCAGTGAAGTTGGAACCGTCCACTTGAATTCATCATTCCACTGATTATCAGCAATCTGTACATTCGTATCATAATAACTGTACGATATTACATGTCCAAAATCAGAAGATGCTCTAGGTGTCTTGATTGTGACACTGTTGCCAAAATATACAGATGCTGGAGAACAGTATGGCTTAGTCGCTCTCGGAATAACATCGCAGTCGATACCACCCGAAGCCGATACACTGCCTACATAGCTGCCCGAAAGAGTTACCTTCAATTCCTGTGAGAACGAGAAATCAAAATGCTTTCCACCGTTGCTGTCATGAGGAATCTTGATATTCGTAACGGTAGCAAGTGTCTTTGTTCCACTTCCTCCGATAGTCACACCACCCGACCATAACAGTACGCCATTGGCCCACATAGAGCCGTATTTAGTAGCGCTTGAGTTAATATTCCACTTATAGTATTTAGTTAGTGTAGCAGTCCATAAATCATAGTTTCCGTCAACATTAACACCTGTTCGTGTCATTGTCATTGTGACATTACCATTGCCACCACCAAACGATGCACTGCATGTTGCATATGTTGCCATCAGTCACCACCTACTTTCTTAAATGTTAATGATCCATCGTGGTTAACAATGAATCCGAAGTTTCCGATTCTTAGTGAACTAGAAACTTCTATGTTTGAGTTATACATTCTGTTGTTAGCAAAGTACGCTACTTCGTCATTGTTCTGAAGAATAGAGTACTTGCTGTTTGTCTGTTTTGTCTTGAATTCAGATTCCTGCTTACCTATCTCTATGCCTTCTGCATTGAATCTGATATAAGTGTTCAGCTGAGTCTGATTGTTTGATACTTTATCAGAGAGCGACGTAAAGTCTTCTTTCTTTACAAATCCCATCTGAATGCTTTCTGTTGTCTGCTGAATAGTAGATACAGTAGAAGCAAGGTTAGAGCCATCTGTCGCACTATAATAATTTTCTGATACGGTCTGTAGAATAGAGTTCTTAGTCTGTTCTATAGACGAAGAAGCATCCTTGGTTGCCTGCTGCAGCTGATTGTTCATGTTGTTTATTCTGTTGTCGTAATCATCAATGATTGACTTTAGGTCATTTGCAAGCACTGGGGTGGTCGTTGTATATGTTCCATCATCCCATAATATCTTCGACCTAACCCAGTAATAATGCTTGTCAATGTAGTCATCGGGAACGCTTTTCCACCCGTTACTGCTTGCATCGGGCATTTCCGTTGCTGAATCTGATAGGTAATACTCCGGAGTGATTGAGCGAATTCCCTGCCCGTCCTCGCCATCGTTGACTCTCACGAGGGTCATGCTAGCCGATGCCTTAACCATATAATTAACCTTCTAGCTGAGCGCTGAATGTTGCCTTGTTTGTAATATCACCTGCACCGATTGTGTATGTCGCACCTGTTGCTACAGCAGTAGTTCCGCCGTCCTTATACCACTTGATGGTTCCTAATGCAGATAATGCAGAACCAGTCACTTCAACTCCACCCTTGTAGACATGAGCAGTTAAAGTTGTAGCAATAGCGGTATTTTTAAAGATTGTTCCACCACTTGAGGTGATCGCCATCGTGATAGCATCTAAGCCGTCCTTCCCGTCAGTTCCATTTGTGCCTTTGTAAGATACAGAATATGATTCAGTAGACTTACCATCTGAATAATTAACAACTGTCTTAGTCCATAGATACTGCCCATTTGCCACGCTAGGCACTGTAGTACTCCAAGTTCCTGTTGGAGGAGTAGTGCCACTTGTGCCTGCCTGGTATGTTACAGATGTTGAACTTACAGTAACGCTTGTACCGTTTGAACCATTTGAGCCGTTTGTACCCTTGTAAGAGACTGAATAGGCTTCTGTTGATTTGCCGTCAGAATACTTGACTACTGTCTTAGTCCAAAGGAACTGACCATTAGGTACGTTTGGAACAGTAGTGCTCCATTCACCTGTTGGCTTAGTAGTTCCACTTGCACCGACCTGGTATGTTACAGAAGTCGAACTTACGGTAACACTTGTACCATTCTGACCTGTCTGCCCCTTGAATGCGATTGAGTAACTAAATGTCTTGTTGATTGTGATATCACCATCAACAACGATAGGGATAGTAATAGTACCACTCTTAGTTAATGCAGATGTTGCAGTAACTGTGATTGTTGGCATTGGTGCTTTTCCATCAGATACCGCTGAAATTCCTGTAGGACATGTAATAGTTCCTACGGTACATGGAACCTGTTCGCTACCACATAATGCCATTACCTGTGTAGTAGTTGTCTGTGTACCGTTTACAGAAGTAGTAGTACCTAAGAATGTATAGTTGTCATTAGTTAATACGACGGAATAACCATCGGTTAAGTCGATAACGTCAATCTGATTGACCGCTTTAATTGCCATAATTTTCCTCCTAAATGTTTAATTCGCAGTTGAATACTGCCTTGAATTTAATATCTTTTGCTGAAATAGTAAACATGAACCCGTTATCATTGAGTCTTGAATCATCTAACGGAATCTTGCTGAATTCTGTCTCTCCATGCCTTTTAATGAACCACTGCAGATATGCATTATCTCCAAATGTTTCTCTCAATTTCGAAGAGTTATCAATCACAACTCCACCCACATAGATGTTTACCGTGAATATAGTTGCAACATCGCTGTTCTTGAATGTCGTGCCATTTGATGATTCTATACACAATAATATAGAATCCTCGCCCTTTGCGCCTGTTATACATACTGGTGTACTGTATGTGACAGTATTGTTGACTGTAGTAGCAGTTCTCTGCCATATATAGAATCCAGGACGCCAAGCCGGTGCAGTCTCTGACCACCCTGTTTCGGGAGGTGTAACTCCATCTGTTGAACTAGCATACTCACAAACAAACTTCTTAACTGAGCCCTGTGCCTGTTTGATTGCTTCTCCTGCCTTTTCTTCAACTTCTGAAACTCTTAGCGATATCTTCTCATTGGACAGGCTTAATTGCGCCATCTTGTCATTGATGCCTTCCTGTTCCTTTGCGATTATATCTAGTTTCAATGATTCCTGGTCCTGCTGGACCTGCAGCTTTCTGATTCGTGTTGTATTAGATACACGATTCACTGTCTTTTCTTCATTCTTTGTTGTCACACTGCCGTCAACCGTAGACATAGAGAACTGTCCACCTTTATAACTGACAGTTAGATCAGATACAAAGAAAGTGAATTCATTACTGTTATAATTGACAAGAGCACCAGGAAGAAGGTTATCAACCGATATCATTGTGACATTCTTCACCTGGTTGAAAGTCAATCCTTTAAGTCTGTCATAGATGCTGTCTATAATGCTCTGTTCATCTGCATATAGATTTGCTGAATCAATAAATAGCGTATTTCCTGTTTCGTCGCCTTTAGAAAGAGGATTGAGACCATTTTCAGCATATACTCTTGTGAGTGTATACACCTCATTCTTCTCATAATCTGTTAAATCCTGTGTAGCAGCAAAGGCAGTCTTTTCAATGGGAACAAACCTAATAGAATCAATCCCCTCTGCATATACATTTGCCCCAAACAGTTCCGCAATCCATCCGAGATAGTTTCTTATCACAATCGTGTTATCGTACCATGATACGCTCTTATCAAGAACGTACTGCGGTATTCCTTCACGAATAATAGAAAGACCAGTCAGACTTTCAATCTCGTCTAGCTGGTCTTTTATAGTGACAGGATAAGACAGTTTAGTATCGTATGCCTTGTCAAGAGAATAGTTGTTGTCATACATCTTGAGAGTGAGTTCCTTGGTGTACTTCTCCGGCTGATCATACACCTTGAAGTATCTTGTATCAGATGCATCATTCTCCTTGACTTCCCAGTACTTGCTGATGTCGATATTGTCAAGAATGCCGTCATAGTTATCGAACTTCATTGTCAGTTCAATTGATGGCACGTTGCCTATCATACGGCAGTCAGCAAAAGAGACAGACATCTTATAATCAAGAAGTCTGTCCGTTACATTTGTCTCTCCATATTTTATAAGCATATGATCACACCTCAATCAGAGAGAAAGAGAATGAATCTGCCTTTAGACCAGACTGCACTCTCTTATAATTGTACTTCTTATTTGAAGCATACATCTTCTTGGTTCCTCTGATACCATGATCAGGAATGTAGAGTTCTGCTGTGAACTCTGCCGGAGTGAGTACCTTCAGAATATTCATTACATCTGTGAATGTATTCAACTTATATGTACATGTAATCTTAAGCATGTTAGAACGTATTCTATTTCTTCTTAAGATGCCTGTTGATACAGGTCTAACACTATCCGAATCTAAATCATTGATTTCTACGCTAATCTCTGAAGGAGTCGGAATAAGTGTTCCGTTTATCTTGATTTTCGCTTCATCTGCCATTTATTCCACCTCCTAATAGTCAAATACAGGCTTGCCTGTGCGTGCTTCATAGTCCTTGATATTATCAATCACCATCTTAGTGATTACTCTGCCGTCATCAAGCACTAATTTAATGACATAAGTAGCACCTGTGCCGTCATTCTGAGAAAGTGATAATCTTTCTGAAATCTTTTCAGCAATCATATCAAGTCCCTGTGTGTTTCTCTGTAATGGTATTACTGCTTCTGTTCCTGCTTCACCAATATTGGCGATAGTGGATGCACTTACGATACCACCTTTTGCGAGTCTAGGAATCCTAGGAATTGAGAATCCTTTTCCACCGACACCAGGAACCCAGTCAGGAATCTTTATCTTGCCAATGCCGCTTAAGAATTTATTGATTCCATCAATCATGAAATTCAATGGAGCCTTGAAGATGTGTCCTAATCCAGAAACAATACTTTCAAATATCTGTCTAACACCAAACCATGCTCTTCTCCAGTTGCCTGAGAATACACCACTGATAAAGTTAGTAAGACCCAAGAAAACAACTTCCAATGAATTAATGATAGGACCCACGTAGTCTCTGAACGCCTTGACGGCATTCTTAACCGTTTCAAACACATTCTTCCATTTGAAACCAAAAGTTCCTTCCATCCATTCACCTAGATTACGGAAAAATTCTCTGATATTGTTGACTCTTTCGCAGATTGTTTTGTCTGCGCGTTCAATAATTCCTCTGATTGCAGCAAATACCATATCAAATACACCTCTTAATACTGTTAAGGCTAATTTGAATATAGGTCCTAGAATATCAAGAATCGTACTGAATATAGGCGTAGCAAACTTAAGAAAATCACTTAATAATCCCATTATGCTTTGGAATACATTCTCCCATGCGTTCCACAACGGTTTGAGAACAGTTTCCACAAAATCCATGATGATTTTACCAACTGTATCAATGATAGGTGCCACAATATTTAGAAATACCTTCTGAACAATAGTGGCGATATTTCCTAGAATGCTTACTATGTCATCTCTGAAACTCTTACTCTTCTGCCATAAGTCTACCACTGTAGCAATGACTGCCCCTATGATGACATTTACAGGATTCACCGCCATTACAATAGATGCGAATATCTGTGGAAGAATTCCGAACGCACCGCTCAATGCAGTTGCAAGTGATGCCCAACCTGAAAATACTCCTACTGCAAGCTGTATCTGTGTGATAACAGTGCCAAGAATTCCAGCAAGAGTAGAAAATAATGATAATCCCGCAATAACTGAGAGTATGCCAAGGATACGACCTACATTATCTGCTATGAAAGAGAATAACCCATCAATGATAATAAGAACCACATCCACTGCACCTAATACAGCAGTCCAGTCAATCGCCTTAGTAACATCTCTCACAATTTTCAGAATCTCATTGATGATCTTCAATATAGAGTTAAATATATTCCATAAATGCTGGATGATTGAATCACCTAGGCCTGCCGTGTTCCATGCATCGGCCAGTCCTTGAGAGATATTGCCAATTATCTTGAAGATGTTAGTGAATATCTTCAAGATCAGTTCGACAGTCTTTGCGCCTGTGCCGTTTTCCCACACTGTATACATTGACTTGCCGATTTCCATAAGAAGATTCTTGACACCATTAAATGCATATACTGCAGCTGCAATCATCGGCGCACCAAACTTATCCCATGACTGCTTTAATGGCTGGAAGAATTCCGCGACCTTCTTCTTGATTTCTTCTAACTGCTTGTCTACTTCTTCAAGAAGCCCTTTCTGCTCTTTTGCACCACTGTCATCCATGCTGAATCCGCCGATATCACCACCGGAACCACCAGCACCGCCTGAGCCACCTGAGTCACCTGAAGACGGATCACTTGAACCATTGCTTGAATTGATGTTATTGATTGCATCGAATCCAGCAAGAGCTCCTTTCAATTCCTTCTTGAGTTTAGAAGCATTACCTGCTGCCTTTTTTAATCCGCTTCCTGTTCCACCTGCACCTTTAGAAAGCTTCTGCGAACTATTGGAAGCATCGTTCATATTCTTTGCAAGAGCCCCTGTGTTTCCTGCTGCCTTCTTAGCATTGTTTGACACTCCACCAAAAGAAGAACTCAACTTCTTTGACTTGCCACCAAACAGTGCCGTCAGATACCCAACGGCGACCATAACAACTTTAGTGAATGCAACAACATATGGGACGCAGGAATTAATTGCCTTTGCAATATTGGTAAAGAATCCAGCAATATTAGACTGTCCAATTGTGTTCATTACTTCAGACATACATCTAACAATAGCTGTTCTCATATTAGCGATTGATGTAGAAATTCCACCTGTCGCATTTCTTGCCTGTTCCTCAAATGACTGATAGCCGTTAATGCCCTGAGTGTTTAACTGCATAAGAGTATTCATGAACTGATCCATTGATACAGTTCCATTTCTTAATGCCTCACCTAGTGCAGAAGCATTGACAAAACCCATGGCCTCAGCCACCTGTTTCATCTGTGCAGGCATTGCAGTCATCGCTGAACGCCATTCAAACATATCAGGTTTACCCTTAGCATATGACTGTGACAACTGTTCTAGGGCTGATTTCTGTATCTCGGAACTTGCACCGCCTGCTAGAATAGCATTATTTAGTGCAAGGAACATATCTGTTGATCTAGAGATGTTACTGTTCACTGATGTGAATCTCTGTACTGCGCCTGATGCATCGTCTAGAGTTGTCGGAAGCCCAATAAGCTTATTGCTTAGTTTCTGTACAGATGCATTCGCTTGAACGCTTCCAACGCCTAGATTTGACATTACACGGCTATAGTTGCTAAGAGTATCAACTCTCTTGATTGCTGCATCAATATTACCTAATATCGTTGATTTAATCAGAGAAGCAATACCAAGACCCGCCACAATATTGCGAATACTCTTGAATGAATTGCCAATTGATCCTGTGACCTTATCAACATGATTCTTTAGGCTGGTGACTTCATTCTTCACGCTGTTCAGTTCTGATTTCGCTGATTTCGTCTGAGCAGATATTACTATCTGCAGTTCCTCTACCGTCATTCTGCATCACCGCCTTTCTTTTTCTTAATGCTTCATTATGTCTTCTACTGAAGGCAATACGAGAAGATCTAGCGCTTGCAATCTCTTTTCTTTCCTTCTCTTTTTCAAACTCTTTCCTATCCTCTTCAAAAAGTGAAGGATAGAAGTCCCACAATTGTGCAGGAGTGAATGAATCATCCTTGCCGTTAAGGACAGCAGAAATACAATCCCTTATCTGAAGGGCCTGTATCTGAAGAGATATAGCTTCCTGTCGCACCATTTCTTTTTTCTTTCTTTCATGCGCTGAAATAATATCGTATAGCTCATCTAACGAATAATTCCAAAATGAAAAGGGGTCTACTCCAGCATCAAGCGCTGGATCATAGACCGCCTTGTATATGTAATCTGTAATCAGGATATCTTCTAGAGATTCTTCTTGGCTTCCGCCATTTCCTTTTCCATTTTCGTTTCGAGAGCCCCAGAGAAAAAACCCGATACCTGGAACAATGGAATTAGAACATCACTAAGGAACTCTGTCTGTGAGCCACCTTCATCGATGTATCTATCAAACATATCATTCACATCGCTTCTGTCGATGTTGCTGTTGAATTTCTGAAGACCACCATGGGTGATGTCTAACATAGTACATAATGGTGTCATGCCTGTTTCTGTATTAAGAAGATTGATAAGACTTCCACCATACATCTGTTCTAGTCTAGAGATTTCTCCTGTTGTTAATTTTAATCTGTATTCTTCTTCACCAATCTTCCAAATGATGAAGGGTTTTCTTTTTGCTTTTACTTCCATTTATCTATATCTTCCTTTCTATGCTGCTACGTCTGTTGGGTCAGTAACAGTGAGTTCAGACTGTAATGCGATTGCAACAGTGAATTCAATAGCATCATTGACACCGCCACCTGCTCTTTTAACAGTGACCTGTCCTGAGAATGTAGTTGTAGTGCCGTCCTTCAATGTTTCCTTGAACATTGCGGTATCTCCTGTTTTTTCTAGTTCCCTCATTAATCTGTATGAAGATGTTGCTTTGCTGTTGTCATACTTGAATGTATATTCAAGGTCTCCAGGGTCTCCGATACCAAACTCATAGACCTTAACTGCATCATCAAGTGAAGAGTTTTCAACTTTTTCTTTTTCAATTCCCATGTCAGGAAGCTTCTTCAACCCTGGAAGTTCAGTGAAAGAAGTTCCCTTGTTTGTCTTGTCATATGATAATTTAGCGCCATTTGCTAGCATTATGTAATTCCTCCTTATCAGTTACATACCGTGATAGATGTAATCACTATCATAATATGCTTCATAACTCATTTTCTTGTGTCTAAGTCCTGATGCATCATCAATATCTCTGCATGATACTCTCTTTAGCCCCATTGCTGATAATGCCTTATCAACTTTCAAGGATGTATCCGATGTACTCTTAGTATCCCAGATTTCGATTCTGTAAAGGACATGTGATGTCTGCTCCTTGTCATCCGTCCATTCTGCCACGCTGTTATCTTCCTCAACATACTGAACGGCTGGAAGCTTAGCCCAGTCCTTAGGATAGATGTCAGTGACTTCAAGGCCTTCATCTGTCAGAGCCTTATATACTTTGTCTTTAATGTTGATCATATGCTTTTAATCCTTTTCAATTAACTGGCTAATTACAATACCAGCATCTTTTACTGCTTTCTTTTCAGTCTTCTTTGCTCCCTGGTACATGAATGGCTGTGCAGGCTGTCCATCCGACCTGTAATATCTCTTTCCATCAACCTCGATAACTACCCAATGATAGTTATTTATTGCTTCTTCTGATAGCTTCTCTTCAGGAATCCACCAAGGTTCCATAGTATAAGAAGGATGTGCATATGGAGATATTCCAGCATGGTCTGCTGCACCTTTTCGACCTGTTCCGAATTCAACATATTGAGCATATGCCTTATTTGTATAAACATATCCCTTGTCGCCTTCAACTCTTGTCTTAATGGAATTTCTTAATTCACCATTATTTACAGGGCATTCAAGAACGCAACCACTTCTGATTGTTTCCGCAGCCTTTCCGAGAACCTGTTCAGGATTCTCAAGAACGACATCTATAGCACGAAGCTTTCTAAATAATTCATTAGCACCGTTGAGACTCATTTAATAATCTTCTCCAGTTCATAGAGATAGTGCCTGTTATACTCCTTCATGCTGATGATTCTGTAATCCGGTTCATCAATTGACTGATTATAGACATTCACACCCCACTTTTCAGTGGGTCTGAAATCATCATCCTTATTCTTAGGAAGAATCATATTAAGAATGTAGTTCAGTCTCTCGCCATACATTTCAGCCTGTAACTTACCGGATGCAGGCCATATCTCAAGAAGCATTGATTTTCTCTTGATCCACTTTTCAGTAGTGACACCTTCACCATCTTTTTCGATGACAGGCTCATATACAGGATAGTTCTTAAGCGCTGAAAGTCTCATTGGTTCCCCTCCGGCTTCTTTTCGTGAACGATTCCTCCTGCACGAATCAGTCTCAGGTTGTTGAGAGTTGAGAGAATATCTTCATAAGTGGAAGACTGAAAAGTAGATGTGATGCCACCTTCTGAATGTGATGATTCTCCGACCATGCCCTCTCTGAAATACATGGCACATGCTAGATCAGCCACACAGAAATCCATTGCAGTGATGTATACAGTGCGGTTTGTATGTGCAAGAGCACGCTGTTTTGCCATTTCAACATAGATTTTTGCACGCCCCTGACTCGTTCCTGTTCTTTCAGCAACAATCTCAACTAGATCCATAGATTACTCCTCCTGCATCTTAGTGAGAACTGCGACCAATTCCTTTTTAACAAGACTAGAATATCCGCTAACGCCCTTTTCCTTTGCAATAGTCTTTAACTGGTCAACAGTCATATCGTTGAGGTCCGTCACTTCATTGTGTTCTACAGGAGTATCTTCATCATTATTCTTGTCTTCAATGACATGATATCCCTGTTCAGTATAACGCTGAAGGTCATCCTCATGGATGGCCCTTTCAACGTTGATTCTTTTTACAATGATCATTATGCATCAGCTGAGACGTTAGCAATGATTAGGTCAAGCATGTTGTCCTTTTCCCAGCAGTCATGATATCTTCTATAGTCAATCTGCCAAGCATTTGCATCCTGGTTAGTATCAGGGTCAAATACTCTTGTCTTGTCCTGTTTAGTAACACCGATAACACTATTGATTGGCGCCATTAAGAAGTTTACATTCTTAGCAGTTTCACCTTTCGTATATCCACCTGCGTCTTTTGTTGCTCCAGCATCAACCTTGATAGCTGAATACATTCTGTTCTTTGGTGTAGGAATGAATGTGATTTCATCAAGCTTATAGATGTCTAATGTGATATTTCCAATAGTTAATTTACCTGATGTAAGGTTGCTGTTTACCATCTTTTCCTTTAATAATCTTAAAGTATCATATGTAATATGGCAGATGATATCACCCTGATATCCTTTATCACGGATAGTATCCGCTGCCTTTTCTAATTCAGAAAGAATATTCTGTTCAGTCAATGCAGTTGTTAGGATGTTTGCTGATTTCTTTGCTGTAACATCAGAAACAACCTTAGAAATACGGTAAGCATCTACTTCAGGGGCAACATGTAAACGCTGGAATTCTCCCATGACAGTGCCAGCAGAAGCCACAAAGTTAGTTTCGTTTACATCCATTGCATCAAGAAGGAACTTTCTTCCACGGTCCTGTGTCATTTTGAATGTTTCATATTCAAGAGTAACAGCACCCTGTTTATATCCTTCATCTCTGTTATAGTCTCCTAAGCCCACTAATGACATCTTAGGGATTTTTACCTCTGCACCACCGTCATACTTAATCTGTCCGGCATTGGCATCCATCCATGATGTAAGAGTGAGATGCTCCATCTGTTTATCTAATTCAGTCTGAAAAATAGTTGAATACTCTAATGTGTTAATTGCCATGTTCTATACCTCTTTTCTAAAATTTAAGTGCATTCGCGAATGCCTTTCTTGCATTCTCTTCTTCAGCAGTCAATACATTGTTTTTTGCCTTGTCTAAAGGTGCTTTCCCTTTTAATCGGTCATCAACAGACTGCTGAACTGCTCCCTTGAATGCTTTAGAGAGTCTCTTGACAGATTCATTTACGGAATCAGCATCAGTGTAGTCAATGAAGTCAGCCATGTCTGCTGGTACTCCTGCAGCATTAAGCTGTTCCTTGGCAACTGCAGTCAGTTCTCTACGAGTAATTGCTGCTTCTCTATTGTCAAGATCTTCTTTTCTCTTGTCTTCCTCATACTGCTTCTTTTCATCATCTGTCATCTTCTTAAGCCTTTCGGCTTCCGTATGATCCTTATCCCACTTCTTTCTTGCACGGGCAAGTCTCTTCTGGACGATTCTGTCCACATCGTCTTCTGTGAGGGTTGTTACTTTGGCTTTATCATCTTCAGGTTCACCTGACTGCGCATTATCGGGATTCCCTTCATCGCCTGTATCATCTTCCCCCTCTTCCCCTTCTTCCGCAAACAGCTGAAGGTTCAAAGGCATCATATTCTTAATGTATTCCATAACTTAATTCCTCCGTTTATAGTCCGTATGACTGTTATATCCATGCACCTTTTAATGTCATATGCACGTTATGGACAGACAGAAAAAAAGAAGAACATCAACCGCTCTTCTGTCTGCTTCTGTATTTCATCAATGCTTTAGGTTTTCTTTCCTTGGGAGGCGGACAGTACTCTTCATATGTCTCATGTGAGAGTTTTCCGCATATCATGCACATATATGTCACCTTCTTGACAATCACGTGCCTACGGCTGTCAAAATGACTTTTACAGTCATACTCAAAGTACTGGTGATGATGTGGTTTCAATCCTTCAGCCATATGGTTCTCCTTTCTTGAAATTGAGCAAAATAAAAACCGACTAGATAGTCGGCTTATACGAACGGTAATATGTCTTTCAAGTCTTTCATAAATCGCTTGGCTTTTTCAATAGTTGAATTATCAGTAAGGTATTCTATTCCTTTTGGTGTAATCTCACATTTATCAAGATTGTATATATCTATGTTTTCGTCTATATCCTTATCAATTACTATCCCACTGATATATCCCTCATTTAATAGATTCACAATGACATAAGTCCAGTACTTTCTGTTGATCTGCAGATATTTACTGTCATGTCTTATGAGTGATGCATCAATATCCTTCCCATGCTTTAGCTGCATATACAGGTAGGATAGAATCTGATAAACAATTACATGATAATCATCTCTTGCCATATTTCATTATTCCTTTTTATTCATTTCGTCTCTAAAGGCATCTTCATAATCAAGTTTGCCTGAATTAAGTACAAAATCTCTATCACGCTTCATTTCATCCAATTCTTCCTGTGTTTCAACGTGCACCCCTACAACAATCCTGTCTATGTTCTCATAAGTATGATAAAACATATAGTTTACTCCATCGTTAAGTGTAGGATATAATTCTGCTTCTATAGTTGCTAAAGCTAATGAAACACGCAAAGCAAACATCGGGTCACCTTGAAAAGAAGGCCCTAAGTCATCAAGATGGAACATCCCTCGTGATTGATCCCCGGTTTCATAATCCGTCCTAAAGTCATGTTTAAAATCAGAATATTCACTCATTTTTTCACCCTCTTTTTAATATTGTTTAATGCATCGGTTTTGTAATTTCTATAATCCCATAATTTGTTATTTTTCCCAGATACAACATTTATTTTGATGTTTGCATCTATAACTTCTTTCTTGTTTACAAGTTCATTATAAACTGAATCACAGCTAAAACACATGCTTTTTTGAGATAAGATGAAAATTTCTTGATTTTTTAATTCTCCTTTTAAAATTTTGTCATAAATATATTCAAAAAACTTATATTCTGTATCGACATCTCTAGAATATTCGCCCTCGTGTCCCTTATATGGAACTGTTTTTAAATGAGGCGTCAATCTGGCATTATCAGGCGATAAAATTAATTTTGATTTTTCTCCTTTATAATTCAAATAATTAGAGTCAGATACTTTTGAAATTTGGCTTGAAGCAATATATATATCATCACCAATTTTCATTGAAGCAACATTTCCTCTTCCTGCTTTGGTTGTCATATATTCGTCTTTTGCAGTAAGGGCTTCTTTATCTAGTTCTAGAATCGTTTCAGCATCGACTTTACCATAGTCTGTTTTATAACGATTCACTGTCCTGAATTTATACTTTAAATCATTCCACTGGCTCTTATTGCCATATTTTACTTCCTGAAACTTTTCTAATGAACCAGGAACTAACTTGCTTCCAAGAACATTGCAGTAATTTTGGTACTGAATCTTATCTCTAGAATAATTCTTAGCTGACTTCTCAGCAGTGTTGATTGCTTCAGAACCATGCTTTTCAACCATTCTCTGATACCACTCTTTATAAGTCTCGTCTGCTGGAACTTTCATCCTTTCACCTGTGACAGGGTCTCTTGCAAATCTTTCTAGATTATGCATAGTTTCATCATCAAGATTCATAATAGTAGTAGAACGGCACCATGGGTGCATCGGAGGGGCGTTTACACCTGTCTTCTTATCATCTACCCTGTATACACTTCCGTCTCTCTCACGGCAAATTTGAGACGTTCTAAGGTCTAGTGTTGCAACAAATCTATACTCCTCTATGCCGTAATCCTTGTAAGCCTGGAAGTGCGCCTCATTGTGAATGTATGATGATTCGGTTCTTACAAGTCTTCTAGCTTTATTTCTACCTGATAGGAACTGTTCGTTGATTGAGTCGGTCATTTCCTTCTCTGTCTTTCCTGTAAGTGCTCCTATCATGAGCTCCTCTTTTAGTGCATCGGCCACCTTCTGAGTATTGTTCCATACTCTTTCGGAATAGTTCTGACCTGACCATTTCTTTTTCAGAATGGTTTCAAGAGCGCCTTCATCAATGGGACCTGTCTGAAGATCTAGGCCACTCATTCTTGCAGCTTCATATACAGTGTGGTGATAACTGCTTTCATAGACCTTTCGCATTGTCTTCCCTATGGCATCTCTTTCTTTGGATGCAATGGCATTAATCAGCTTATTAATTGACTTGTTAATATCATCAAGCCTCTTCATACGGTTCTTGTATGCTGGGGCTTCCAATTCTGCTAGCGCTTCTCTTTTTTGGGCACCTGTCTTATTCTTGTATGCTTCAAGCAGTTTTTCGAAATCTTTACTTTCAGCCTCTGAAAGAAGATTAATAGCCTCGTCTCTTGTTAGATGATGCTTTGAAGCGAATCTATTGAATATTCCCTCAATCTGTTTGGCAGTGTAGATTGCAGCCTTGCTATAGATTACGCTCAACTCTTTGGCGCAGTCCTCAGCCAACTGCATATCCTTGTACATGTTCCTTGCTTCTCGCATTTCCCAGTACTTTATGTTTTTGATGTTAGTCATAACAGAACACTATTATTCCTTGTCTTTGTCATCATCATTATCATCTTCCTCATGATCATCTGTTTCTTCTTCATCTTCTGGAGGAGTATTCTGATTTTCGGTATCAAATAACTGCTTCTGTGTTTCAAGTGCTTCCTGTTTTTCTTTTTTGACTTCTTTCATTTCATCATCAACATTTGAAACAAAGTCAAGAAGTGCAAGAAGTGTCTTAGTTGATACAACACCTTTAAGATTCGCAATAATCTGTGATAATTCAAGACGGTTCTGTGGTAATCCTCTTGTAAAAACAGGCTCAATCATTGACTGATCAGCAGCAATTGCTTTTAGATTGAGGTAAGTACAGAACATTCTTATACGCTTCTTAAGCCCTTTTTTGTAATATCTCTCTTTTGTCTTGGTGATGGTCTCAAGTGCTAGAAGTTTATATTGAATAGCAATGCCTGAACTGTTGCCGGCAAAGTTTTCATCTGTCAGATTAGGAACATGAGAAAGTGAATAGATATCTTCCTTTATTGAGCGCTTGAGTGTTTCCACAGCATTCTCGTCAAATGTTCTAGTCAGATATTCAGAGCGTGCATCACTAGGAAGTTCCATAACACCATTCTTACGGATAGCCTGGAGCGCTTTTGTTGCTTCTTCATCGTCATCACCTAAAAGAGCACCATAGACAACAAGTACTGCGTCAATGAACTGCTCCTTATCGTTGATTCTGTCAGAGCACAATGTATTGTATGCATCAATAAGAGAAATCTGCTGTTCATAGTCTCCAATGCAGTCCATATTGTTTCTATACTCAATGATAGGGTCCTCACCTAAGAAATGTGGGTAAGGCTCACCTAGTTCTGAAAACTCGCCTTTTTCGAATTCCTCATTGCAAGTGATTCCGATTCTTGTGACATAGTTCTCAGTTGTTACTGTTGCGATGATATTGAACCTGTCAGTAGAATCATCTTTTTCAATCGAATAATAAACGCTGAATAGTTCATGCTGTTCAATTGAAGCATCGAAAACTTTGAATGTTGACAATGGGTCAAGTGTCTTGGTCATCAGCTTGCTTTCATGCTCACATAAGTAAACATACTCATAAGCGACACCAGCACGTGACATATTGATAGCATTGCATGAATCTGTATCATCTGTTTCAGCATCAACAAATGCCCCTGTCAGCTTGTCAATATTGCCGTCTTCTATATTCTTCTTGAATGTTATAGGGTTTGAAAGAAAATAGCCCGTTGCTGTATCTGATATATCTTTAGCATGGTTTACCATGATCTTATTGTTCGGCTGGTTCTTAAACTTCTTTTTCCTGTTCATGATGGCATGCTTGCCAAAGTAATAGCCGACATTCTTCAATATCTCAGGAGCACGAATACTATAATGCTTGCTAATGAGACGAAGGATCATGCTTCTGTCTATGTTTGTCTCGTCGAATTCTTCTCGTGGAATCGTGAAAGTATAATACATCTTTTAAAATCTCCTCTTTCCTGCTCTTGCCTTCTTCATAAGGATTTCATTTTCTATAGCATATCTAACCGCATCTATAGTGTGGTTGTTTCTGTCGGGGAACTCCCCTCTAAGGTTGCCGTCTCTATCCATTTCAATTTCATAGTCATTGAATTCACGTGCAGCATTGGGGCATCTAACAGGGTCTATAATTATCTTGTCTAGGTCCTGAAGGAACTTTATTCCATTGTCTACACTGTCAGCGCCTTTCTTTGCACCGATGATGTTGAGACCTAATAACTTGAATTCATTAATGGTTCTTGGTTCAGCTGAATCAGCAGTGACTAGCTTGTTGAGCGGGTTAATCTCCTTGATAAGTTTGACGGCCTTGGCATTTGATAGTCTAGTTCCATATACCTCACCAAAAATAAAAAGACGCCTGCGCGTCTTATCATAGTTTGCTTTGACATATGCTAATGGGTCACCAGCATAACCAAAGTCCAATCCGTTTTTTAATCTATCGAATACCTGTATTTCATCATCGGTTATCTCACGTATATCAAGGTTTGTGAAAACCTCACTACCTGTACCAGTTACTTCACCTAGATAGTCATGTTTATACTTATCAGGCTTTGTCTCCTTCATGTGGTTGGCTTCAATTAGAAACTGCTCCCCAAGCCATTCAGGAGGTGCCTGTAAGTAAGTTGTATGAGAGACATATGTATCATCCCTTTTCACTAGAACTTGCCTGTTGCACCAATTTCTTTGCGATTCGGGTGGATTAAATGAATAGAATACACAATACTCAGGACCACCACGAAGCAATGACTGATTGATATTGGTTATCTTGTCATAGCTTTCGAACTCGTCGCATTCTTCAAACCAGACATACTTGATATATCCTACAAAGACCTTTGTTGATTTTAGCTTCTTAGGATTATCAGCACCTTTAAAAAGAATAACCTGCCCTGTTGGCTTGTATGTCATCTGCAACTTAGATTCTGGTATATCCCAATCATCCTGAGCATTCAGCATATAGATAGCCCATTTTATCTGTTCATAAACAGAGCCTCTTAGAGTATCTTTGACACGTCTGATAACAACTGCATTGCTCATCAGTCCTTTTTGTGCATCTCTCATAATCCCTAAAGGAATCTCTGTGCCAATGAAAGAGGATTTCAAGGAACCACGACCACCTTTTAACCAATAGTGCGTGTAATCATTGTTTTTTACATGTTTGTGTACTTTGAAGAAGGCTGGACCAATGATGCTCTTTAAACTAACTTTATTCATCTATATCATCTACAATCACTGTCTGCCCATTTGAAGTAACATCCACATTATCTGTAAACATACCAAAACGTTTACCTAACAGCTCTGCAGCTTTAAGCCTTTCTTTCTCGTCCGGAGGCTTCTGAATGACCTTTTGTGTACCGTTACCGTTCATGATCATTACATATGATTCCGATTTAGCGCGCATAACAGATGTAAGATATTCGACTACTTCTTGAATGTCGGCTGTGTTCTCGTTGTGAATCTCTTCCATTTTTTCAGAGATATATTTTTGTATCTCTTCTTTTTTTAAAAGCTTTGAAGCAAGAGGTGCTGCACTGGTGGCACTTTTACAATTGGCATAGACTGTTAGATATGCTCTTGTAGCATTAGTATCTTTTAGATACTCATCACAAAATAGTTTCTGCTTTTCTGTCATAGTCGCACCCCTTTCTTATCATGTAACAAAAAAGAGGCTTTATTATGCCTCTCTGCTTAATTTGCCTCTTTTTACCATTATATAACATTTAAATGCGCAATGTTGCGCCGTTTAACGTTTATAACCGTGTATTCACGCTAATTTAGAATAACAATCATCTTTTCAATTGCATCATGTATGTACTTCTCCGCTGTCCTCTGTGATACGTGCAGCATATCAGCTGTATCATAGATGCTCATTGATTCGATGTATCGATAAAAGAGTACATCTCTATGATTGATATCATCTAGTTTATCTATATTTTGACGTATGAGAGCCATTTCTTCTAAACACCTATCCTTCATCATGATGTAATCGTTCTGAGTCTTGGGCTCTGAATATGAACCTGTCGGACTGTCTCTATATGAGATGGCTTTAACATTGATTAACTTATTCTGTAGATAGTCTGCTTTGTCTTTAAGATTTCTATATGATTTTAAATATGTTCTGACTTCTTCGGCTGTCATACGTTACCTCCTTATTACTCAAAAATGAAAAATAAATAAATCACTATCACCAATACAAATAGAATAAAAAACAATTTAATTTCACTCCTCCTTATCTTTTAAAGTATATACATAATATTTTCTTGGGGCAGTGCTAGGATGCCTTGCATTGTATTTATCGCTGTGCTGATTGCTTGCCTTGCAGTAGAAACTAGCTAATCCAATGGATAGCCTATTAGCGCATTCTTCAGCAGTGCCTGCAATAATTACATTGTCATTCATGTCATAGACAACATAGAACTGCCTATCTTCATAGCTTGCTTTTTTCTTTTCTTTCTTGTGTACTTTTCTATGAGCATATACATTTGCCATATATTCCTCATTATCGTATGCACTCCCTATTTTAATAGGTATTTCATTTGAAAATACACTTTCATGCTTATATATACGTTGCCATCTATGTTTTAGAGCTAATTGAGTAGCATCAACATACTGACTTATCTTTTCTATTGATCCAGTTATATCGGTTCTTTTTCCGTTACGATATAAAACAAAGTTTCCCATTTAACCTCCTTTCTGGAAGAGAGAAAGAAGTCCTTTACTCTGTCTTTTGATTTTCAATTCATTCTTTCTGTCTTCCCAGTAGCATCATAACTTAGTTGGATAGTAGCAAAATTAACGCTTCTTACTCTTATTCTTTGCAAAGTAAGGTGAAGAGATGGAAGCAAAGCCATGACACTGCTGTTGTTGTTAGGTTTTAAGAATATGTTAGGGCATCAAGTCCATGTGAGGGACTTGCTAGAAACAATCTATTAAGAGTATCCTATTAGATTTTCTTATTTTAAATTTTCTTATGAGTTAAACAAAAAAGAACTCAATGCCCTGTGTAGTTATCTTATGAATTCATGCTGAATAAATGAGAGTAAATCTAAATAATGGGCACGATCTGTCTTAGATGTCTGTACTCCGTCTAGAGACTGAATCAGATTATTACCATTTTTTAGTCGTGTAACATATACTATTCTTCCGATATCATCATAGTAGTTATTATCATACCAAAAATCGCCAAGCTCTCTTTTAGCGACAAATTCCTGTAAATATCTGATACGTTGCTCTGCTAGTTTCTTAGAATAATAATATTCTTTATGCAGTAAAGTGGTGGAATTACTATTTGTGTAAAATGATATTTTAAAAGGGTACTCATTTTCTTTTGCTGTTCGCAGTTTAAAATAAACTCGATTTAAATCAATGATAGAAAAATGTGTTCTCATGTATTCTTTTTCTTCTTCTGTTTTTGGCTCTTTAAATACATCGAACACTTCAACAAAGTTACATAGCAATCTTCTGCTTCGTTTAGTTTTAACTTTTCCTGATACAACTTTAATTATTGGTTCAACATCTTCAATAATTCCATCTATTCTTTTAAATTTCAACAAATTATCAGCATTGCGTGACGCATATAGATTGCCATTCTCTGCATATTTTTTAAGCGTTCTTGGTGTAATCTCAAACAACTCTGATATTTTTGCTAAGCTGCCACATCCTACGAGTTCATCTGTATATGCATCATAGACATAGTACGTGTCTGTTCTTTTACCTCGCATTTTATATACCTCCCTTGTCATTTCTTGTCAGTTATTATTTTCTTTATCTTCTTCAATGCCATTCACAATCACTGACATAACAATTAAAATTGCAATAGCAATCACAGATAACACAATAAAAATCCCAATGATCAGCATGACAATAGCAAATATAGAAAATACATTTTCTAATACCTGTAATAAAATCATCTATATCATTCCCTTCTTAACTATTACATATATTTATCATGTGAGTATTTAACGTTCTTGGTATCAGTCTTCGCATAGATCATAGTCGTGTCAATCTGCTCATGGCCTAACATCAACTGCACCTGTTCAATTGGCATACCTTTTCTTAAAGCAGTAGTTGCTGCAGTTCGTCTGAACCTATGAGGATGTATATTTTCGAATCCACATTCTCTGCCGAGTCTTCTAATAGCTATTTCTACACCGCTTATTTTCAATCTTTGATGTTTTCCTTTAGTTTTATCAACAGCAACGAATATATATTCATTCTCTATATTTTTTCTGGCATCAAGCCACTGCTGCATCCTGAGCACACTTAAAGTGTTTAAATAGCATACTCTTTCTTTAGCACCTTTGCCGAAGACTTTAATTTCTTTACGCTCTAGATCTAAGTCTTTTAATTTAGCAGTTGTCAGTTCTCCTATACGACATCCTGTCGTAAGAAGAAATTCAAAAATTGCTTGATCTCTCACTACCTTCAGCCACATTTTCGTTCCTACTTCATTAGCGCTCTTCTTTTCTGCGAGCTTATCTCGCATAACTTCAATCTGATCATCAGGAATAGGTTCTTTAATCACTTTATCTACTTTTATTTTCTTCATGGCTTTCATCGGATTGCCATTTCTTAGATACCCTTCATCCATGAGCCATGTGAAGAAAGACGAAAAATTTCTTCTGTCATTATTTATTGTCACCTTAGAAACATCAGGATAGTCAATCATCCTTCTTGCAAAATGCATTCTTACATCGTCTCTAGTCCACTCGAGAACGCTTTTTTTGATGTAGAAGTGAAGCCACTTTTCAAGAGTGACTCTATAGTAATCAATAGTTCTTTCCGATAACCCATCAATTTTCTTTTGAACAAGAAATCTCTGAATCAGTTCATTGTCATCCAATATATCTGTAGATATTTCATTCTTGCTCCTGACCAATTCAACTCCATCGAGTGCCACAAGCAGCACCCCTCGCAAGATTGTGAGTTCTTCTCCATTCAGCATCTTCATAGAGCATATTACTCTATTGATTATTTCGTCCTTTAACACTTAAACCACCTCTCATTACGTACATTGGAGTATGCAGCACAACATTATGTTTCCCTTCAACGCTGTTACCTTGAACAACTTCTGCATTTACTCCAGCTAGTGAAAGCTGCACATATGTCATGTATACACACTTATAATCCAAGTCCTGTGCTTTCACCTCCAATAACTGCTGATAGTTATATCCTTTTTCTTTCATCACTTTTGCGTATGCAAGTATGTTTGCACCGCCACCAGAAGAGGGCTCATTAAGATATTCAGTTCCTCCACCATAATCAGCTAACGCAATGCCTGCCATCATTTTGCAAATATGAAATGGAGTGAAGAACTGACCTGTATGACTGTTTCCTGAACTTAATTCCATGTAGATCTTCCCAAGATAATCATCTAGATTGTTCTTTAGAAGAGAAGAAAGACGTCCTAACATGCATCCGAGTATTAAGAAATCATCTTTACTGTACTTTATAGCGATGTTGAAGAACGCCTTTTCGCGTTCTTCATCTGGTTCGATACTCTGCGCAATTGATAATGCTGACATTTCAACCCAGTCAGCGAAAACCTGGTGAGGAGTATACTTTCCAGCCATTCTATTGATATTGTCAATTATATATTTCACAGGACATCCCCCTTAACTATTTTTCTATTAGCCATCTTCATAACTCTATTCATTAGATTCATCTTCAACCACCTCACAATTCTTAAGCACATACTCGATTGATGTAGGTTCTGAGTCTTCCCATTTGATAAATGGGAATAAATTAACAAATATATTAAGGTTTAGCATCCCTGTGCTACTATCCCAAGCACCTATTCCTTTCTTTGGCTTTCTTTTGTAAATGTAAATATTGTCGCTTTTTTCACGTACAATAAATCTATATTGTGTCTTTTCGAGAAGATGTTTTAAAACATCATGCTCAAATCTAGTTAATTTCACAGGCTCTTTGTATTCTGATAAGAGCCACTTAACTTTAATATTCGAACAGTGATCTCCTACTTCGTGAAAGAAACAATCATCACAGGTACCAAGACATTTCTTGATTGTATGCTTATCCTTGCTCATTGAAAAATCAAAAACAACATTTGAATTTTTTAATATTTCTTCTTTAAATCTTTCTGCGTTTAACATTTTCTTTTACCTCACTCTTTTGTGCTTTTGCGTTTGCTATTAGCGAAAGATAGAATTCCTCAATACCTTTATTAAGATTTGGTGCGTTTCTATGAATGCACTTGTTATAAAATTCTTGCACGCCATATCCTATTGCAGCTCTTTCCCAAAAATCATAGCCACCAACAATAATAGCGTTTGTGATTGCTAGGTTTAACGCTTCCTCATATAACTCAAGATAATGATTTTGACATTCTAAAACAGTATATCTACGTTTGATTAATGCATTTTCTTCTTTTAAATATTCTATCTTGCTTTCTAATTCGTTCACAAACTCAGAAGAATATGTGATTTCTTTTATTTTTTTTGTGGTCAATGTTAATCTTCCTTTCTGAGCCATTCTTTTATAGATTCTATATTTTTGAAATTACAGAACTGACAAGTCTTGAATTGAAACGTTCCATAACCAGGATATTCTGCTTCCATATTTCCGTGATCACATGGAATTCCATAATAATTTTCAGCCAAGTTGGAACAGCATAATTTGAACAGAGAGACTCCTAATACTGCATCCAATTTCTTTTCATTTACTTCCACTGTTATTAGTCTCCTTTAGCCATTCTATAGTGCTCTCAACAGTAGTCAAAGGACAGTCCTGACACCTAATGATACAACTCTTATACTTAAAAAGGTGATAATTCAAATCCATGCAAGTAAATAAAGACGCATTAACAAAACGTCTCAATTTCTCTTCATCTACTTCAATCCTTCCCATCAAGAACACCTCTAATCTTTTCTAGTACATCTTGCAACTCTCTATTTTCACATTCCACTTCTTCAAAATCATATTCAGCGTCAGCGAGAGCGTCTCCTAAGTTATCACAATATTCTTCTAACGCTTTGATATATCCATCTTTGTCAAGAAGACTGTTGCTTACGTTATCATATCCGATAAAGTCTTCTTGCTGTGGTCTCTTTAAATTACTAACATCATACTTACTGTCTGGTTTTTTTATCCACTTGATGAAGTTCTCTTTTGAATAGAATGGACAGTCTCCGTCACAATCCCCAATGTCACAAGACACGTCAACCCTATCTCTTTTTAAAGAGTTATTGAAATGTGAACATGGGGCGATTCCAAAGACTTCATCATCTGATAGGAAGTCAGCGACTGCTTCTAGCTTATTGAGACTCACTAACTCCATACTTTTCTATATCCTTTCTTATTTCTTCTTTTTGAATGGCTCTTTCTACTTCTCTATTGATTTTGAATTTCTGCCACTCTCTGACTTTATCAATATCTAAATAACCCAAAGCAATTAACTCTGTGATACAGATAAGAACGTCTGCCACTTCTTCGTGCAGATCGTTTTTGTATCTATCATAAAAACCGTATCTTTTTAATTTAGTGATTGCCTGGATTAACTCTGCGCATTCTTCCGTTGCAATGGTAAGTGTTAAACCTTCGCCATTGATATGTGCTACTTTATCTAAATCAAGGATTTTATTTTGTGGATATTTTAATAATTCTGTAACTCTTCCGATTTCTTTAAACATTCTTTTAATCCTCCGAAACGAAAGTAATGACAATTGCTCCTAAAGTATTAGCAATACTTTCAGCTTCTACTACATTTTTGAATACTTTCGCTTTCTCTACTGTTTCATCCAATTTAATAGATGTTAGTGATGCACTTGTAACATACATATTTCCTAACTTTACCAGATATAATTTTTCCATTTTTCTCTTCCTCTTTTCGCTTACTTTTCGACTAGCTGAACATCTGCAGCGTTTTCTTGAGACTTGACAGTATAGCCGATAACGTAATATTTCTTTTTTAATTCCTCCAGTTCGTTCAAAAACTGCTGGTAAGTGAAGTAGACCACTTTTTTAGTTAAATAATCATTCATTCTTAAGTCTCCTTTATGGTTGTTTTGAACTTATATTCAAACAATTTCTTCTTGATTGCATAAACATCTGTTTTTCTGCCTTTGACATCTTCCACAACTTTAACGTTATTGATGTAATAGACGAAGTCAGCGATATACTCCATCTTTCTTCTTTTTCTCTTCTTCCCATCAATTTCGATTTCAAAAGGAGGGATTAACTCAAAAGGTACCTGCAATTGTAGATTATGAATTAATCCGTCTTTTTCCAGCTGCTTTAATTCCAAATAGCGTTTTGCTTCCTTCTTGGAATCGAATGTGATTCCATCAACTGTTGTTTTTCTTGAGTTATACTTGCTCATTCAGACATTCCTTTTCTTTCTCCTAAAGAGCAAACAGCGCAATCACAAGCACTACAAGAATAAATGATAGTACTATGATGATTTTGCAGTCTCTTTTGATTTTCTTGTCTTCCCTGATAGTTTCTTCAAGGATGCTTTTCAAAGAAGAAACATATTTATTATTTCTAATTCTGAAATCTGCATATTCCTGTTTGAGGTCTTCATGCTCCTCCTGCAAATAAGAATATTCTTCTTCTAGCTTTTTATACTTTTCATCTGCATCCTGAAGACTTTCAAGATGTTCTTCCATTGTTATTCTCATTTTTTTCACCTTCGTTCTTTCAAAATTCATAGTTACTATGATGACGCGTATCGTATATATATGGGGGAATCTCAAATTCCCCATATATTAATACGTACGCAGTCAGCAACTATGTGTTTATCGTTCGTAGCGTTCATACATATATTTATATATGTTCGAACGCGAACGCGAACGCTATATTTTTTCTATTGTTCCCTTTGCATATTTGAATCCTTCAAGAGACCCATCTTTTATTGATCTATTAAAGAAACCTCTTAATGCGCTTTCTGTTTTTCCAAGCATTAATCCAGATTCAGCCAATGCTTTAACTGTTGTTTTTCCATCAACATTTATTTTTTCAAAAGCATTAATGAATAGTTCTATATTTTCCTCTTTCTGCTTTTTCTTTGAATCAATACGTTTTTCATTAGGACTTTTACTCTTTCTTTCAGGACTGCAGCCCTTAAGCAGATTATTGTTATCAAGATAATGAAGAGGATATTTAAAGAACACATTGATAGGATTGAATGAAGCAAATTCTCTTAATGTACCGCTGATCTGCAAAGCACTCATATGATCAACATTGTATAACTGCTTCTCTTTCAGAATCTCCAGTTCAGTCATCTGATCAAAATCAAGCATCTCTGCACAGTAGTTATTCATTGCTTCTAGATCATTCTCATCTGTCTTAAGTGTTTTATAAATGTATGTTCTCCAGTTAGGTACTGCTTTATCAAGCACTGCCTTGATTGTCTCCACTTCTGCTTCTTTTCTGAACCTGTCTTTCACTTCCTTAGGAATATCAAGTTCTATCATATCTAATAAAGCATCAGGGTCTCTTGCGAATACTCCAGAGCCGGAAGCTCTGTCCATCGATTTTTTAGAACCCTGTGCACCTTTCGAATGATGATGTGCATATATGACAGATGCGCCTGTTGCTTCTGCAATCTTATCGAACTGGTTGCAGAAGTTGGCCATCTCTGAGGCACTGTTTTCATCACCAGTTATCACCTTATAAATTGGATCTATCACTACCGCTCTGTAGTTCCTTTTCTTTGCTCTTCTGATTAGTTTTGGAACAAGCTTATCTAGTGTTAATGTTTTACCTCTCAGATTCCATGTGTACAGATTTTTTGAATGTCTTTTGCCTTCGGGTATTCCAAGTGAATTATAGACATCCTCGAATCTGTGAAGGCATGAAGGCCTGTCTAATTCGAAGTTCACATAAAGCACATTTCCTTGCTTGCATTTTCTTCCAATCCATTCAGTGCCTTCGGTGATTGCAATACATAATTCGATAAGCGCAAATGATTTACCTGACTTGGAAGGACCAACGAGAAGCATCTTATGTCCCTGTCTTAATATTCCAGGAATAAGCTCTTCTGCATAATCGGGTATGTCCTTTAATGAATCAGCAAGACATTCCTCATCCGGAAGATCATCATCAATTGATTCAATCCATTCTACCCATTCATCATAGGATTCCTTACCTGTATTAGTCTCAATAATGAACTGCTTATGTTCACCTCTGATAACACCAGGCATTCTCGAGAGACGAGAAGGATTCTTGTTCTGACCATCAACTTCAAGACCGTTCTTATCACATATCTTGTAAAGATATGCCACACGTTCTTTATATTCTTTTGAATCATTAGCCTCTATTTTTACGATTGCATGTATTGACTTAGAGCCACTGTATACAACTGCAGCAACTGGAAGCTCAATCTGATGAATTATAGATAACTGCTTTCCGATGTCGATAGAATCAGATTCTACTAATGCATATTTGAATGATGCAATATCTGCATTTCTAACACCCTCACCATTCAGAGGATTGAATCTGATCCATGCTCCTGCCTCCTGATTGTAGTCTCCAAGAACCTCTCCGATATCATCATTACACTTATGAAGCTTTTCAATCAGTTCCCCAGCAGTCATCTTATATATTCCTCGATTACCAGGAATATATTTTCCTTTATCATTCTCCATAGACTGCATTACGAAGCCTACGTAATCATCAGTTTCAAATAATGTAGATAGGTATCTGATTAATTCATTTGATGGATGCCATTCATTATCAGAGGGTTCTTGTAGTTCTATCGAATCGACAGAATCAGTATCAATGATACTGCCTATCTCATCATCCCAATCGATTGCACCATCTTTATACTTTTCTTTGACTGGTGGATGCCATCCACCTTTTTTAGCATATTCAAATATTGTTCCGCCGGTTACAATAGCACCAGCTTCTTCATTGAATGAATTCCATTTAGTGAAGCATTCACCTTTTTTGTATCTGGAATCTGCACTGCTCCATGAATCCCAGTCATCTGCACTATATCCTTCATGCTTGAGTGCCATTCCCACATTGCACCATTCCTGATAGGAAAGAGAGGAAGGATCTATATATTCAAGAAGTTCTTTTAAATCATATTTTGTCATTTCGGTCCTTCCTTTCTAGAAATTATTGTGGAACATATTCTTTTGGATTCAGTCCGTCAGGCAATTTCCAGCTATTGGATGCAATTCTTGAAATCATGTTAGAAGCAGCTTTAAATGGCCAGTTACCTACATGCTCGAAGTTATATCTTTCAAGGAGTCTGATCTGCTTTGGTGTTGCAAGATGTGCCTTTCTTCTCATATCGAGTTTTTCAATAAGTTTTGATGCATATCCAGCATTAGGAATTTCTTGAGAGAATATTCCTTCACTTTCCAATAGTTTTAATTGCTTTTCAGTTGGAGGAGTACATTCCCATCCAAAGGAAGGAACATAATCCTGTAGATCTTCAGCTTCTATGCTCATTGCATATTGAATAGGATCAACAAGCTTTCTTTTCTTGTGTTTCATCTCTTCAAGCTGTTTCTGCAGTGCTTCTTCTCTTTCTTTGACAATGTCTTTCTTGGCTTCTTCCTCAGCATCCTGTATATCGAATTCTTCTCCAGCATTATCTTCCATCTTTTTTGTCATTCTTTTAGCGACTTCTTCACTTTCACAGATAAGATTAGCCGGATGACACAGTTCATGTCGTTCGCTATGCCAAAGGAAATCAAGCAGTAATAAATCTTTCTTGCCTGTTTGAGGCGACAATCTTGTGCCTCTCCCAACCATCTGAGAATAGAGACTTCTCACTTTAGTTGGTCTTAATACAATTACACAGTCAACATCAGGACAGTCCCAACCTTCGGTAAGAAGCATCGAATTACATAGAACATTGTATTTATTCTCTGCAAAATCTTTTGTGACTTCTTCTCTGTCTTTTGATGAACCGTTTACTTCTGCAGCTTTAAATCCATTTTCATTTAATAGTTTTGTAAACTTTTTAGATGTAGCTACAAGAGGAAGAAAGACAACTGTCTTTCTATCCTTGCAGTACTTTTTCATTTCATTGATAATACCCATCAGATAAGGGTCTAATGCACTTCCGACATCACTTGCCTTGAAGTCCCCGGCACTCATTGATACACTGCTCAGATCTAATTCAAGAGGAATAGTCAGTGCCTTGATTGGCACTAGATATCCTTCTTTGATTGCTTCTGGCAATGTGTATTCATAAGATAATGTTTCAAAGTATCTGCCTAGGTTCTTCTTGTCACCTCTATCCGGTGTAGCAGTTACTCCAAGTACTCTTGCATCAAAGTGTTCAAGTACTTTCTGATAGCTTGAGGAAAGCACATGATGCGCTTCATCAATAATGATTGTGTCAAAATAATCCTTTGGGAACTTAGATAATCTTTTTGTTCCCTGAAGCGTCTGAACGCTTCCGACAACGATTCTGTTCCAGGAACCCATGCATGTCTGTTCTGCCTTTTCTACAGAACATTCTAGCCCTGTCATTTTCTTGATTTTGTCAGCAGCTTGTTCAAGTAATTCGCCTCTATGCGCCATGATCAGGACTTTGTTTCCTTCTTTTACGCAGTCTTCTGCGACTTTGGCAAATACAATCGTCTTGCCACATCCAGTAGGAAGAACAAGAAGGGTCTTCTTGATGCCCTTCTTTTCCCATTCATTGAAAATAGAATCGTGTGCTTCCTGCTGGTATTTTCTTAGCTGCATTATTTATTCCAGTTTCCCCACTGCTGCTGAGCATTTGACTGAGGCTGAACATTATCCAAAGAAGGAACGATAAACTCTTTTACATCATTGTATGTATTGCCGTTATATTCTCTTGGCGCAATCTTGACCTTTCCTGTTTTTCCAATGATTTCATTCCATGCCATTCTGCATGGTTCTCCTCTTCTTTTAAGACCGATTGCTTCGAAGAACTGAGAAATCTTCCATTCAAGACTTCTGTGTAAAATTAAATTAGTTGATACGTCAACTTCCTTGCCTTCATAATTGATAGTTAATGTAATAACTGCCTTGTTGCATACCGGAAGCTTTCCCTGTCCGGAAGTCTTCTGTCTTTCAAACGGCTTCTTGATGATGAAATCATAGATTCCTTCTGGAAGTGTGACAAATTCACTGTCCTTTACAATTTCTTCATCCCATCCCATTGCTCCATCATTCTGATTGTTCTGATAATTATTCTGATAACTCATATTTATGTTCTCCTTATTTAAAATTGCATTTCATTTTCTACTAGTGCACCTAGGAATTCATTCCATGTACTGATAAGATATGACCAGAAATCGCTAGGTATGTTTTCAATAGGTGTATCTTTTGGAAAGATTCCTTTAGCAAATACTGCATCCATCATTCTTTCAATGCTTATTTCATTCTGCTTCATAAGATCCACAAGCTGAGAAGGAAGCTTCTTATATTCATCTGGTTCAAAATCAATAGCACTTACAGAAGGTGAGTATGTTTCTGCTTCGATTGGTTCTGCTTTTGATGTATTGTCCACAGGTTTCGCGATTGCTTTTTCAATAAGTGGTTTGATTACCTGATAATCAAAATCGCACATTTCTGGGAGATCGTCTCTGTTCTTAGCGTCCCAGCAAGCATTATGAACTGTATACATTACTCTTCTGTTTCCTGATACTTTTGTTTTGCCTTTTTCATCTTTTGAGACGAATGTCTGATAATTCGCAAATAGAACCATATCTGCCCATTCTTTTACAAGAGGTGCAGTCTGTGAAGCGGTCTTCTTTCCTAGCTTTAATTCATATCTGTCAAAAGCACCACTTTCATCTGGTTTTTCAAACTTTCTAATCTGAGCGTGTGCAGTCAGCACGACATTCACTCCACTGTCAATTACATTTTCTAATCTATTGAGAAGTCTTCCGACTTCCTCTTTTGTGTAGACGTAGCCGTTTCCGTAACCAAAATCTTCAATACCTTTCTTTTGGTATTTATTACATATGTCTTGAACGATTAACAATTCTCCCCAGTCGATTGAGTCAATGACTAATGTTCTACAGATAGATGTATTATTCTGAATGATGTAATCAATCTCCTGTTTGAGCATTTCATAAGAAGTTGGCTTAGGAAGTCTCTTAATATCCAATGATCTTGTGGATCCCTCTGTGTCAATAAATAGAGGGTCGGGAAAATGAGAAGCAAAGGTTGACTTCCCAATTCCTTCAGGGCCGTATACAACTACTTTATAAGGCTTCTTTATTTTTCCTTTTGTAATTTCAAAATTCATTACCACTTCACTCCTTTCCAAGAATTAGCTGTTTTTGCTTCTTCTTTTACTTCTTCTTTCTTTTCTTTTTCTAAATTATTTTTGGCAACATAGCCATCTTCAATAATGATTGAACACTCGTCACCAGTACTTACTCTCGTAGCAATAGCCTGTAAGCCTTCGGATTTTAGCCAAGCACCAAATTCCTTAAGAGTGTTCATGTCCATCTGCTCCAATTTATCTAATAAGATAAATCCACAATTAGGATTGATTTTTCTGCAGATAGCAGTCGCAACTTTTAGCTGCTGTGAACCACTCATGTTATCCCATTCTTGACCTAGATAAGTAATTTTTCCATCTTCAATTCCTAGCCCTTCAAGAGGAAGATCAGCATTATTTAATAAGCTAGCCTTTTCTTTTCTGATATCTTCTAACTCCTGTGACTTAGAAGCATATTCCTTTTTGAGGTCATTGGCTTCTTGCTCTGCTTTTTTCTTTTCTAGGTTCGTGCGAACCTTAATATTAGTGTCATCAATCTCTTTGATGCTTCTTTCAATTTCATCCGTAGGATTGTCTACTAGACTAGAAACTTCAACAGTCGCTTTATCTCTTTCCTTGATAACTTTCAAATACTCTTCATTAAGCGCTTTTAACTGTCTGTCTAAGTCTTCCATCTTTTCTTCAATGGCTTTCGACTTAGATTTACACTCAGCGAGATACGCTCTTTTTCTTTCATTACTTCCATTAATTGCTAGCATTTCTTGCTGCTTGGCGATTAACTCAGAAGCTGAAACAATCTTATCTGGAACATTATCATAATGAACCATCTCTTTAGCGTGTTTTAATTTCTGATCAGCAATTCTTCCGATTGCTAGGCGATCGTTATAAACTGCCTTTTCCTTTAAATCTAGTTTTGTTAACTCGTCACCAATTCCGATAATATGAAGTAATGTGTCAGCTTTTTCTTTTTCTGAACTATTCATAAACTTTGGAAGATTTAAAGCCAATTCACTAATAAATGAGTCTAATAAGTTTTGACCTGCTTTCATTCCTGTTGGATCAGTGACCTTTAAGGCTGAGTTCTTGCCTTTTCTTTCAACCACAATACCATTTGAAAGAGTCACTTTTAGTGATGCTGGAACATAACTTCCTTCTCTAGTTGGTTTTGATGGCTTGTATTTATTGCCGCCTAAGCACCAAGTGATGGCATCCAATACAGAAGTCTTTCCGTTGTTGTTATTACCACCAATGATGGTTAAGCCATTTTCAGATGGTTCAATCTGTACTGCTTTGATACGTTTCACATTCTCTAATTCAAGAGAATTGATTTTAATCTTATCCATTTAGTTAGTCTCCTTTTCACACTTGAATCCTTCAAATAAAGAATCCAAATCACTATCAATGCCGATAATTTTGATAAGTGCTCTTGATGCGTCTTTTGGTCTCTTCCAAATAAACTCAACAATTTGTTTGAACGTATCGTTCTTTGGATCATCCTCATTTGTTAATTGACCTTTTTTAAATGCGTCAATTAAAAGTGACATCATCAATAACAATTGATAATTACTGCCATTTGAGTGGATGCGAGCTCCCACTTCATCAGATTCAACTTTAATAAATGCTTTCTTTTCCATACTTTTTTTCTCCTTTATTTATTTCTGATAACAACTAGCATGTACTCAAGAATAATTAAGTTCATGCTTAATGATGCAACACTTAGAACTCTCATTCCTGTAGAATTCCAGTTATTGCCGCTTACAACTCCTGAAATGAAACTAACTAAAATAATTAAATTAGATACGATGATGATGCCTTTTTCAAATCTATTCATACCCCATCACCTTCGCTCTTAATTTTTGATACTTTCTAGTTCTGCGGATTCTAGGGAATCCGTATTTTCTCCACATTCTTTTTAAGAACGGGATTTTCTTTCTTGGTTTTCTTCTTTCCATAGAAAACTCTCCTTTTCTGTGCTAAAATAATCACGTGGTTTTGATATTTTTTAAGGGCACACGATGGCAGTCGTGTGTTCTTTTTTTATATGCTCATAAGCACTTAGCGCTAGGAGACCGTATACAGTAGGTATGTATAGTCAATGGAATTACCCAAAAAGAGAAATGTTAAATTATGTATTGCAGTTCATTCTACGAATTATTATTTGTCTCCTAGCCTTAGGTGCCTACGAGCAACTAAAGCACTATTCTTTTGTATACTTCTTAAATAATGCTTGAATAACCTTATCGGTTGGACTTGTGTTCCATTCATTCATATAGGCTTCAAAAGCCTTTCTAGGAATGTGAACACTTCTAATCCCTGTTTTCAAAACAACGACAGCACCAGGCATCATGCCTTGCTGCACTGCATTTATAACGAAGTCACGGCTCTTGTGGATTGTTTTACAAACCTCTTCCACAGAGATATTAAGTTCATCCAT